CATATCTATTTTTATATTTTCAGGCTCTAAATCAATAGAGGATAATTTAGGATAATTTGAGCGATATATGACTCCCATAAATTTATCTTTAACTGGAAAGGGTACTTGGATAGATTTAAAAGTTGGGATAAATATAGACTTGGGATTGGATTCATTATCTATGACAACTTCACAACCATTCTCATCTTCAATACGTTCTATTTTAAATACCGTATCTATGAAAGGCTCTGTTACAGTATCATGAATATACTTAATAGGAGAAGGGCTGTTACCGTTATTTATTGCATATGTACTATCTAAATAGTAAACATTAACTGTTTCGTCTTGTTTAATAATTGCAACTTTTTCTATCAAAGGAAACTTTTTATGCAACTCAGTTAAAGCTACATTAAGGTGGGTAACTAATGCGGGGTATTGTGTTTTTTTAATGCCTTCCCCACATATACTTCCACCTACACTTAATAAAGAAAATTCACCATATTGTAAATTATCAAATATTTCAGATAAGAGCATATTAAATTTCCTATATAATTATATTTTATTAGTATATTATAAGTTAGACAATATAGGAATCTAAATCATTTTCTTGATCTTCTATTTCCCAATCTTCCCAATGCCCACTACCTATATCTACCCTACCTGGAATCTCTTCTGAAGGTTTCCAAGGAGTCAAATTAGCTAACATAGATATAGTATCAATAAAATCATCATGTTTGCTTTTGAATCCACTATTAGAAGCTAATGATAATTCATTTAACATTTCACGCATTTCAAGGCTATCCCTTCTTTCTTCAGGGAAAAACATTTTATTCATTTTAAACATAGGTTCAATAATTAAGAATCTTTGCATTTTATTTGTATTTGGGCGTATACCAGGTTTATTAGAATTACCATCACTAGCCAGACTAAACATGATATTTCTAACTATCATCTGTTCTTGCAGCCACGGTATGAATCCCCCTTGCTGCCCTGACACTTCAATCCCCACTTGTTGTGGTTTATATTTTTGAGCTAATCTGAATAAATCATTTATGTTTTGTGCCATGCCTTGTTTTTTAACTATACCATCCACCCAAAACCAATCACCTGTATTATTATATGCCCAAACTGATATTACACTATAGTCTGCGGATTCCAAAGAACTTGTAGCAAAATCTGTAGTCACATAAAAATTATATCTTCCTTTGTAGTTTAAAATCATTTTCCGTTGATACCAACTAATATCACAATCTTGTATTAATCTATCTTCTTCGGACATAATACGTAACATCAATTCTTGATTAAAATCTCGTATCCTACCTTGTGCCAATGCAAAATTATATTCTGTTTTTACATATTCATAATTAAATCGATCTTCCCAAGCTCCATTAAATTCTTCTTCAGTGCAAGGAAAATGTTCACAAACAGGATATACAGATACCGCCCATGCGCCTGATTCTACTGCTTTATATAAAGGATCTTTTGCGTTAAAGGGGGTACCTGACCAGATAGTTTTAGAATTAGTTGGATGCAATGCAAAATTTACTGCCTTATTTACAGTTGATTCAATTGAATTAATAACAGTATCAGAACGGGCATCTTCATCTGAAACTAAATCGTCTAATACCGCTAGTTGGGGACGTACTCCCATTTCCTTAGCTCCCCTCACTCCAGTTTTTGCGCCATAGCCCTTTACAACTAGTATATCATTATCTACATTTTTAAATTCCCACCTAACATCAGTAAACCTGATATAGGGTATAAATTGTTGTAAAAAATCACTATTTTCCCAACGGAATTCTAAATTTTTTCTCATATTTTTAACACCATTTTCGATGCTATCTGAGACATATAATGCTAAATTTATTTTACCAAATCCCGGAATTGCCCCATACACTGCTATGTATAAAAATAAATACTCTCCTAAAAGAGTAGTTTTTGCAAGTCCTCTTGAACACATATTAATAATTTTTTGATCTCTACCTTGTATTTTATCCAGCATACGATAGTGAACTATAGGGGATTTATGTTCTTCCCCTTGGGGACCATTAACCAATTTAATAAAATTAATAAACTCAAATGCAAAATCTGTAGGTTGGTATCTGGAATTAGGGGTATAATCTATATTATTTAAGAATTCTTCGACTGTTTGTTTAATCATCTATCACTTCCCCTTCGATAATATTTGATTCAGCTATTTGTTCTATTGTATGTGCTCCATTAATCAAATTATCGCGCTGCTGGGCTGCGAGTTTTGCCGTAGCAGCCCTTAACTCATCAATAACACTTCCTTGTACCATCTTAACGTCCAACTCAATCTTAGCATTCTCTGGGGGCTTTAGATGAGTTAGTAGAGAGTTAGCCGCATCTGAACGAACTTTAGCACTGACATCTTCATCTACCATTAGTGCAGCTTGCGTATTAATTGCTTCTTGAAATAAATCTTGGTTAATGACGTGTGTAGGGATAATGGCTTGTTCCCTAACCAGATTAACTAATTTATTCTTATTAAATGCAGCCACATAACTGGATATATCTTTGGCACTGGTTCCACTTTGTACAAATGCTAAATGTCTATCAGGGAAAGTTTTTATATAAGATTGTAAATTAGTACCTCCCATAAGCTTACAACTAATATATCTAACTGCGTCAAGATAACTACTCATTTTAAAACGGCCATTTTCTAAAACAGTCGAATAAGATAATAAATTATCTCTATAATTCTCTCTTAAAATTTGATCTGTGAACAAACCATTAACTTTATCCACTAAACTCTGATCAATAGTATTGTACATAGTTTTAGGAATAACTTGCCTAAATTGGTCTAAATCTAAATCATGAGCCATAAACTAAAAAATCCTTAAATCATAAGAAATAAGGATTAGTATATAGGTTAAATATAGTAAATGTCTAGAGACCAATTAGTTTACGGCCAATCACATTACCATTATCCCTAATTTCTAGTATTTTGGCTCCGGGTACAAAAGTAAGTGCCTCGGCTACATTATCTCCTTGCTGCGTAGTTACTTGGACTAAGCAACCCATATTATCAATTTGCATAGCTTTAGTTGATTTCATCCAACCCTCATTTTTACTGTAGGCTTTACAGATTAACTTAAATAAATCCCTGTTACCCCAAATTACTAAATCAGATACATTTAACTTTGCTTTATTAGGATCTGTGTTACCTAAAGATTTTTCATTATTAGCTAAAGTATATCCATTATCAAATTGTGCTTTAGGGGACCAACTAATATATCCAGCATGTCTATGATCATTAGGTATACCCTCATCAAGATACTCAACCAAATATCCTAAATCATCACCATTTTCATCTGAAGGTAATTTCCAGCCACGATATAAATTATAAGCCAATCTTGTCATAGCAGATCGCTTAACCACTTTATGTGAAATAAATTTCTCTGTGCCCATTTCAATATCTGAACTCATTTAACTTTCTCCTATTAATTTTCATTAAGGTAAACAGAAACTTCCTCTAAATTAGGAAATACTTTACCACCATTATTCTTAACCATTTTTGCTACTTGTTCAAGAGATTTCATTTGACCTTGTGTAAATGAACACTCACCATCATTATCCAATAAAACTAATATTGTCTTATCAGGTCTTTTATTACTATCATCAACAACTTCTGCAATAGAATAAACTCCAGTCATTTTAGGAGTTATTGTGTATAAACAAATGTCACAAAGTTCCCGCTGTCTTATTTCTTCTGCCATACATTCTGGAGTCCAATCGGCAACCACAGGATTAAAATAATCAATAACCAGTAATTCAATTAATTCATTTCTCCATTTACTCTCATTACATGTTCCACCTAAAAATACTTTTTTCATTTTGTTCTCCAATAATTTAAAATGTTTGTTGTACCATTGCGTTACGCGGAATTAATCATACTACCTTGTAACAATTACATCATCTTTCCATTCACCATTAGGCATTAGAATCTTAGGGTTTCCACTTTGTATACTGAAAACTATACTAAGCGAATCACTAACATTTTCACGATCTATATTAGTAATAGTATTAGATTTTTCTATCAAACTATTCTTGTGAATTATTAAAAAATTATACATTTAATCCATTTCCTTTTTAGTATGATCCAAATATAAACTATAAGCAGTTTGCTCTGTAGAACCTAAAAATATGATATCTGCTGTTTTATATAAATAACCTAAATTAATTAATTCAGCAAATGCTCTATACACTGTTCTCAATGAAATATTTAGACTATTGGCAATAACGGAGTTATTTGCATACGATGTTAAACCATGTAAATAACAATAAATAATGAAAGATTTATTACTAAGATTGGTATCAGTAATCACATTTGGGTCAATATATATAATATCTTTATCCAATAATTCTAAGGTATTCATTATTAAAATACTCATGATAATTTTCCTGTATTACATTCATCAAAGTATTTTATAGCATTCTTTCTGGTATTACCTAAATACCCTTTGTAAGTTTTTGAGCCAATTCGCTGAACAAAGTATAAATTAGCTTTCTTCAATTCTTCCGTTGCCCTACCTATTGTTCTCTCAGATACACCAATATATGTAGCTAGTGTATTATTTGCTAAAGGTAAATTTGAGTCCCATCCTTGCAGAAAACAATGTACCAACCGAGCAGTTATACTTAAGCTAACCATTTTTATTATATTTTTATCTATAATAACCCAGTTACCACCAGTTTTATATTTAATACCATCCTTTGCTCTATGCATGTTCTGACTCTTTAATCTTAAAAATAGAGTCTAATATGTCTAGCCATAATTGTCAATAACATATTTTAAATTAAATCCCAGCTAGTCACTCATGTCTGTCCTAAGGGCGGACATCTCTGACTTGCCAGCAGTGGCTTACATATAATAACCTATAATAACAAGCGCACGTAATCCTACTTCGTAGTCTTACTGAGCTTCGCAATAAAATTTTTTGCCACTAGGGATATTACCAGTCGTCATGTGACATTTCCCCAAAGGGGGGAAACATCACAGGGAACTCCTTATAACTTATACAGCAAACCATGTGGTTAATATTTGACCATATTAACTTTATCTAATATACTGTTATCACGCCTCACAATAAGAGGAACTAAACCCCCAAAAGGTTATACTCGCAAAGTAAACCTATTGGGGCGTTTATTCTATTGATATGTAATAATATAATTTCTACATAAAACGCGTTCAATATTATTGTTTCCTCCGACATCTCGCTACGCGGTTTGTCGGCAACAATAATATCTCTCTTCTTTTCAGTAGAAATTAATAAT